GCCTCTATGGCGGTGGCGCCCTGGTGTTGATCGCCGATGACCGCACGCCGATCGACAAGCCTCTGAACCTCAAGCGGCTGCGGACCATCCACGGCTTCTACCCGATTGACCGTTGGCGCCTCTACCCCGCCGCCGGCTGGTCCGGCATCGGCGAGCCGGAAAGCTACTGGTTCTGGACTCAGGCCGATCGGGAGCTGCAGAAGCTCAACGATCAGGCCGGCAGCAAGATGGTGACCAGTGCTGGCCTGGGCCTCACCGAAGCCACCCAAATTGAGATCCACAGCAGCCGGGTGATCCGCATCGAGGGGCTCCCCTGCTCCTGGCGGTCACAGCAGGAGCGGCAGTGGTGGGGGGTGTCGGTGGTCGACCTGGTCTGGGATGTTTTCAAGCGGTGGGAGACCGGCCAGCAATCGGCGGCGGACATCCTCCACGATTTCGACCTGGTGGTGCACAAGCTGCCGGGGTTGGCCAACATGCTCGCGGCCGGGGGGGAAGACAAGCTGCGCCAGCGGCTGCAGGCCAATGCCCTCGCCCGCAGCACCATCGGCGCCTACCTGCTGAACGACAACGAGGAGCTGACCAATTTCACACGCTCTGCTGCTGGCATCGCCGACATCATTTCCTCCCTCAAATCCGAGATCACTGGCGCCAGCGGTCTGCCCCACACCCTGCTCTGGGGTGAGTCGCCCTCCGGCCTAGGTGCCGATGGCAGGAGTGAACAGGCAGCGTTTGGCAATGAGGTGGCCGACTGGCAGGCCCAGCACCTCAAAGAGCCCCTGCGGCGGGTTTACGAGCTGGTGATGGCCTGCTCCGATGGCCCATGGAAAGGGAAAGCCCCCCCCGCCGACTGGGAGATCACCTTTCGGCCCACCTACACCCCTACAGAAGACGAACAGGCTGAGCTGCGGTCGAAGGTCGCCACAGCCGACGCCCAGTACATCCAGAACGGTGTGCTGCAGCCCAACGAGGTGGCCCTGGCCCGCTTCGGGAAGCCCCGCTTCAGCCTGGACACCACCCTCTTGAATCGGGAGGCCGATGGATCCATCCCGCAGCCGAAGCAGGAGGCCCCGGTGGAGTTCGGCGGCAGCCTCGAGGGCGATCCGGCGGCGGCGCCTGATGCTGCCCCTCCAGAGGAGGATCCAGCCATCACCGGCCGCGCTACCCCCGAAACCCCGCCCCGCGCCGATTCCGACGACGAACCCTGCTGCAGCGAGTGCGAGGCCCGGGCCCAGGAGCTGGCCGAGAAGATCAGCAGCAACCGGGCCCGCCGCAAGCGGCGCCGCGATGAGCAGCCCCGCAGCGATGCCGCCGGCCAGATCCATCAGATCTTCGGGGTGTCGATCCGCATGGATGGCCCCGGCATCGGCCGCCTGATGGGTCCCTACGGGCAGACCCTCCCCTACCCGGTGGCGGTGGGTCCTGATCTCAGCGGCGCCTGGGAGGTGTTCGAGCCCAGCACCGGCGCCTACCTGCTGGCCATGGGGCACCAGCACCAGCGGGGGATCCGTGATGCCATCGGCGCCGATGCCACCATCCGCCGGATCGATGGCATCGACCTTGTGGCGATGGGGGCCCTGTGTGATGCCTACCTTGCCGGGGACACCTGATGACGATCCTGCACACCGACAACTTCAGGCCTGGGGATCCGGAGGGGACGTCCTTCGAGATGTTCGAGCAGTGGCTGGAGCAGGCGCACCCCGACCAGCTGGCCAGCTTTGGCCGCTGCTGGTTCCCCCGTTGGTGGAGCTGCTGGGCGCGGATCCGAATAGGCACAAAGCCGTCTCTGCATCCTTGTGGGCAGGGGCATCGCCGTGAACCACTGCCACCCCCGAGGTATCCCTGAAATGAACCTGGCAATCTCCCTGCAGCACCGGATCGATGCCCTGCGGAAGAAGTGCAGCACTGGCTATGGCTGCGGCAGCGCCTGCATCAGCTTGCGGAAGGAATGCCGCACCACTCCCCGCAGCGCCATCGGGAAGGAGCGCATGAAGCGGCTCCTGGAGCTCGCTGCTGGCGGGGCATCCTCCCAGCGGGGGATTGCACAGGTGCGGCAGAAGGAGGCCGGTGAGCTGGCCGGGGCGATCGCCACCCGCCGCGGAGAGAAGGCGACCCAGCTTCGCAGCGGGCGCCAGCAGGTGGCCGCTGAGAAGGCCAAGGCAGCAGCCGAGAAGCAAGCGGCTGAGGCCGCAGCAGCCAAGGCGGCCCCGCCCCCCTCCAGCACCAGCAGCAAGGCCCCCGCCGGCACGCCCCGTGGAGAGGCCGATCGGGCAGCCAAGGAAGGCGATCCGGATTACGAGTTCGCCCGGGCCTCGGCCGTGGGCAATGTCGGCGAGGACCTGAAGGGTTCCGCCCGCCACAAGCGCAACGCCTGGCGAACCCTGGCGGAGGCGGAAGCCGATGGGTCGGCCGCGGCCCTGGTCACCAGGGACAAGCTGCTGAAGGCCGAACCCCTCGACCTATTAGAAGGCCTCACCAACACCAACTACCTCACCCGCCTTGCCGGCCACATGGCCCTGAAGTCCTTCCCGCCGCAGCCCTACACCGACAAGGCTTTTGCGGCCTACAACCGGTCCCAGATCGGGGGCAAGAAAACCCCGGCGGAGATGCGCAAGCTCTATTACGACCACCTGCAGGAGGTGAAGGGCATCATCGACAAGCGGCGGGACGATGCCGACCCCCGGGACATGCTCGCCGAGATCTCCAAGGCCACCGTTGATCGAATCGCGGCCATCAGGGGTGATCGGTCCCAGGACACCTCCGATCGCTTTAACCCGCTGGCCAACTCGCTGGTGGACCTCAGCAAAAAGGCCAGCCAGAGCAGCTACTCCAAGACTTCGGTGGCCGGGCAGATGAACACCCTGGGGGCTCGCCTCAGGAAGGCCAACGACGGGAAGAGTATTGCCGACCTGGCGGATGTGATGCGCAACGCCACAGAGGAGATCCTGGGCGGCGCCTCGATCGACAAGGTCACCGGGGTGCAGCGCGGCGGGGCGACCATCAACGCCGCCGATCTCTACGTGAAGAGGGCCGTCCGCACCGGCGGCCGCTCCCTGGGTGTGGATGACACGCCGGCCGGCTCCACAACGGTGCTGGCCAACCGGATGGGCATGCGGGGCCTGCAGTTCGGCAACAGCGTCACCGACGACGAGCGGGCCCACCACCTGCGCAAAACCGCCGAGGCACTGGTGGACCTGGCCGACGTGACGGGTCTCCCCGATCGGGCCATCTCCCTCGACGGCCAGCTGGGTCTGGCCTTCGGGGCCCGGGGCACGGGGAGGGCCGCGGCGCACTACGAACCGGGCACAAAGGTGATCAACATCACCCGGAAGAACGGCGTCGGCACCCTCGCCCACGAATGGGGTCACGCCCTCGATGACTACATCGGGGCACGATCTCCGAGGGGCCAATCTTTCGCGAATACCGGCGACATCTACCTGAGCGAGCAAACCAGCCCCAGGTTCTTTGATCGCACCAGAGGCCACGCCAGCCAGGAGGACGATCCGGTCTGGAAAGCCATGGATGGGGTCCGCAGGGCCATCAAGGACACCGACTATGACCAGACCCTCAGAGAAGGGCTGCGGGGATACGGCATCACCCCACAGAAAAGCAGAGGCCAGTGGAACTATTGGACGTCAGGCCGTGAGGTCTTCGCCCGGACCTTTGAGCGGTACGTGCAGCACAAGCTGCGGAGCAAGGGGCAGGAAAACACCTACCTCTCTGGCCTGGGCGGTGAAAGCCCCCTGTGGCCCACCAAGGAGCAGATCGCGAAGATGGCCCCCGCCTTCGATGAGCTGATGAGCGCGGTGGGCGCCAACACTTTCGGGGGGATGAAGCGCCGCACCGACAGCCGGGAAAAGCGGATCCAGCGGCTGCTCCAGGAGGCCTACCAGGCCGCGGCTTCCGATCACCGGGCCGATGCCTCGCTCCAGGCCCGTCTCGACGCCCTGCGGGCGCGCTGCACCCACCTGAATGGCTGACCGCTCGATCGAGCTGATTGAGCAGCTCGACCAGGAGCTGCGGGGCCTGGAGGACCAGCAGCTGCGCAAGCTCCGGGGGATCTTCGATGAGGCCCTGCGCCGCACCATCCGCAGCCTGATGGACCGCCTGGAGCGGATCGAGGCCCAGCCCGACTACGACCCGGCCAACAGCCCCGGCGCGTTCCTCGGCAGCACCCCGGACGGCCCGGTGCCGATCACCCCCCTGCAGAAGAATCAGGCCAGCCTCTACCTGCAGGGCCAGCTGGCCCAGGACCTGCAGGTGATCATCAACCGCTTCCCGGCCGACCGGGCAGCCAATGCAGCCCTGAACCGTGAGCTGGCGGAGCTCTACAACCGGGCCCAGGACCTAGGGACCGAGTACGCCCTCGAGCTGTCGAAGGACATGCTCCCACCGGCGGCCGTGCTCTCCGGCCGCCACCCGTCGCTGCAGGATCCCCAGCTGCCACCGGCGGCACCACCGGCCCCCACCGACGCCCCGGCCCCGGGCAGCCCCTACCAGGAGGGGCAGAGCTTTACCAGGCTCCTGAACCTGGGGGCCGTCATCGCCGCGTCTGAGCGGGACTTCAAGACGCTCAGCGCCAACTACCGCCGCCAGCGCAACGCCGCCACCTCCGATCGGGTCTGGGCATCGAAGGATTATTTCTTCCGCTGGTGGAGCGACTGGGGCGATGCCGTGCAGTTTGAAACCGCCACCCAGATGGCCACCGGCGTCGACAGCCGCGCCCTGGCCCGCAACCTCAAGGCCCGCCTGCCCCACATCAACGACGCCTTCAGGAACCGGGCCGAGACCGTGGCCCGCACCGAGACCCACATCGCCGCCGGCGAGGCCAGAGAGCGCACCTTCCGCCGCATCGGCGTTGGGTTCGTGCGGTACGTGGCCACCGCCGACGATCGGGTCTGCGAGTTCTGCGCCCCCCGGATGGGGGCCCTCTACTACGCCGGCAGCGTGAAGACCCCCATCCACCCCCGCTGCCGTTGCGCCCTCTCCCCGATCACCCTGGAGGCGCTGGTGATCCAGAACCAGCTGGCGGCCAACCGCCGCGAGCGCTGGGAGGATCAGCAGCAGGCCCTGGCCGCGGCGACCCGCCAGAAGTACGACCAGGCCAGCAGCAGGCCTTGGCGGCAGATCGGCGGCACCGGTGAGCCCCGGGGGCCCAGGGACTACCCCCTGATGGAGCGCTCGACCTTGCCGGCCACCACACCCAGGCGCAACACCGAGAACAACCCAGCCAACGGCGGCGCCAGGCCCTGGCCATCAGGCGATCCGGTCTGGACACCCTCCAGGGGCTGGATCAATGCCGCCGCTCGCGAGGCCTACGAGGCCATGGTCACTGAGGTGGCAAAGCTAGAGGTGTGATCACCCTGAAGGCGAAGGAGTCGTCTTCCTGCTGCGTGATCTCCAGCCAGGCGGCTTCTTGGTTCAGCCGGTCGAACAGCTCCTGAATTGCATCAGGCACTGAGCCGTCAGATCGCAGGTGAATGTGCAGGCAGCGGCTCGTTTCAGCAAGCTGCACAAAGTTATGCCCAGGCATGTTCACCTCGGCGAACTCTTTCCTAAGGTGGCTGTAGCCCCTGAACCGGGCAGTGGCTGATTCGTCCATGGGGAGCGTGCGTTGGGGAAGAGTGCCGGATATTCAGCGATGCGGCGGTTTCTTTATCTCTTTCAGAGATGAGTCGAAGATGTAAGGGCTGTCGATCTTCCCAGCCTCGACGGCGGCGGCAGCGATTGCCCGGCCAAACTCAGCAAAAGCGTATTCGGTTTGCTTCATTGTCGCCAGGACCTGGTTCATCTGCTTGCCGACCGACCGAACAAGTTCGGCGTAGCGCCGGATGCGTGCAGAGAACAGCTCCTCAGGCTTTGCAGGCCAGAGCTTGTCCCACTGCATCTGGCCCCAGATGGTGCCGCCTCTGAAGGGGGCAGTGTTGGCCCAGTGGATGCGACCGATTCGGCCTCCGGTGCTGGTGAAGGAAATGAAGGTGACCATGGGGAGCGTGCGATGGGGAGGCGTGCCGGATGGCCTCCGGCGGGCCGTGGTGGTGCTCAGGCAGCGAGGGCCTTGCGGACCTGGTAGCGAGTGAGCCCCAGTGTGCCTGCGATCTCCCGCTGGCTGCAGCCCTGAGCGGCGAGACGCCGGATCGAGGGCGGGGCGACGTTGGCGGGGGTGGTGACCGAAGCGGCATCTGGGCCCGGCATAAGTTCGGCGCCGTTAGTGGTAGCAACGGGTTTCGGCCCCACGGAGGTGGTGACCATCGCGGGAACCGCATTGAGGGCCGAACTATCCGGAATCTCCAGATAGTTGCCCCCGGGCCGGCGCAGAACGATCGTCTGCACCGTTGCCGAGCCTTCTGGGCCTGCGAAGTCGATTCCGACGACCATGGCGGGAGCTGCCGAGGATTCCTCGGTAGCTGAGCTGTCAAGGAATCCTTGACAGTTGCCCCTGTGCAGCCCCAGCCGTGCCAGGCCGTGGAGCTGGTGCTCTTGGGCCCAGGCCACCAGATGGTGCCAGCGCTCGCCGGCCATGAAACCCAGCGTGTAGAGCAGGGCCACCACCGCACCCAGGCGGCGGGCAGCGGCATGGAGCGTCGGCCCCCAGTCGGAGGAGAGCCTCCTGGTGATGGCTTTCAGATCGGGAACGGTGATGCTGATCGTGGTCATGGTTCGGTCCTATGAGGATCCCGGCGGCTGCTCAGAGCCTGCGCGGGGTGGGTTGTAATGCGGTGCCAGCAGGGCCACTCACGGCTCTTCTGCTGACCCCGGAACCGTACCACGTTTTGCAGCGCCATGAGCACGGCTCAGGGCAGGCATGAAGGCCGGCGGCACTGAAACCCCTTGCAGCGCAAGGCAGCGCTTATGAGACGGTATCGAAGGAAAACGTCGCCAAAGCGCTAGGCTCCGAAACCACTGCAACGCAGCCTATCCATGAAGCTCGGCTACGCCCGCGTGTCAAAGGAGGAGCAAGCTGACTCCCTGCCAGCTCAGGTGGCCAGGCTTCGGGCGGCCGGTTGTGATCGGATCGTGGAGGAGCTGGAGAGCGGTCGGAATGACGATCGCCCCGGCCTGGCGGAGGTGGTGGCCGAGGTGCGGGCCGGGAAGGTGGTGGAGCTGGTGATCACCAGAGCTGACCGGCTGGGGCGCAACGCGGCGTTTGCCGATGAGCTGCTGGCGCTTTGTGCCCTGATGGGGGTGACCGTCACGGCGCTAGACGGCGGCACCATCGAATCGGCCACGCCACAGGGGTTCCTGCAGGCCAGGTTGCTCACCACCATGGCCGAGGTGGAGAGCAGGATGCTGAGCCTGCGGCTGCGGCGCCAGTTCGAGCAGTACCGGGCCCAGGGCCGCCACCTACGGCGCCGGAAACCGTTTGGGTATCGAGGGGGTGCCAATCACCGGCTGGAGCCCCACCCGGAGCACTGGCCCCAGGCGTTGAAGGTGCTGGAGCGGCTGCGGGAGCTGGGGAGCTTCTCCGCGGTGATGCGGGAACTGCCGAGCTGGTGCAGCTGGACCCCGGCGACCCCCAATTTGATGGCGTGGTTCTACAACCCCTGCATCAGGGGGCACGTCGGTCACCTGCTGCAGAAAGGCAGCGGGAAGAGTTGGGGCCAGCGGTGGGGAGAGATTCACTACGACCAGCATCCGCCGCTGATCGGTGAGGGGGATTGGCAGGAACTGGCGATGTACCTGCGGCGGCCCAGCAATACCTTTCTGGGTCGAGGCCGTGAAGCTCGCCATGGGCTGACCGGTTTGCTGAGCTGCGCTGCGTGCGGCCACAGCTTGCGACGCAACATTTCGGGCAATACGGCATGGTGGCGTTGCCGTCACCGGTTGTGCCAGGAGCGGGGCGCCATCAAAGAGCATGACGCCATGCCTCTGGCGGTGGCGGCGTGCGTCGCTGCTGCAGATCGCCTGGCGGCGGCGTATGCCATGCCCGCCGACGAGGATCCGGCGGTGGCGGCAAAGCGGCGGGATCTGGAGCAACTGGAGGGATTGGCTAGGCGAAACCCTGCGATTGCATCGGCTTGCGTTGCATTGCGGACGGAGATTGACAGCCTGATACGGCGGCCCAGGGTGGCTCCTGAATTGGCTGGCTATGCCGAGCGGATCAGCGACCCTGAGTTTTTCGCGGGTGCGACACCAGAGGAGCAGCGGGCGCTGTTTGGGGCGGTGCTTGAGACCCTGGCGGTGGGTCCAACGGGGGAAGTCCGCGCTCAGCCGCGTAGCTGGTAAGGCGACTGGCGATGGCCTCGCGGAGTGTCATAGCGGCGGCCATCAGTGGCACTCCTCTGCGCGAGGCGGTAAAGGTGCGTTGTAGTTGGGAAACAGGACTCCCCCTTCGTCGCCCTCTTGACTCCAGCGACGCAGGGCATAAGCCTCAGTCGGCGTTTTCGGCGTGATCGTCAGGACGCCCTTAGCGTCGATTTCGGCTTTCATGGCTGCACCCCCGGAACATCAAAAAAGCCGAGCTGACCCTTGAAGGGAATAAACGACAGCGGCTTTGGATCCTGCAGGACAAACCCATAAGGGCCTTGAAACCATGGCGAATCGGACTGGTAAACGCAATCAACAAGATTCACGCTGCCAATAATGCCGCCGCGAGGCAAGTTGTTTGGTTCAAAGGAATTAAGCAAGTGTCCAATCCTGAGCAAGCCATTGGCATCGGCAAAATCCATCGCATCTACGTATTCCCTATTTGTCATACTTTTAGCCGCATGGATCAAGAGCGGCCCTCGCACTTTTGTCTCCCATGTGCGGTTTTCGATGTCCTTGCCAGCCAGCAGGATCAAGCTGGCCCATGGCTGGCGGATGGATAGGGCAAGGGTCATGGCTGCGTCCGGCCTTGATTGACGGCGCGGATCAGCTGCTCAGGGCATTGCCTGACGGTTTCGGCCACCATCAGCTGCTGAAACGACGGGTCGCGCATCTCTGCGGACCAGAGGTAGGCATTGTCCGAAAGCCCCACTCGCACGGCGGCGCGGATGGTCAGGTCGGCGCCCAGGGCCCGGCAGATCGAACCGGCCGCGGCCCAGGCCGCAGTGCCCACGCCGGCATGGGCCGGCGCCGCATGGCAGGCGCCGAGCGTCAGCAGGGCGGTTGTGATCGCAAAGCGGTAAAACGATGTCATTGATCCGGGTCGGCCCAGTCCGGGGATGGTCGGATCATACCCCCACAGCCGAACTGATGTATTGTTGTTACGCACTCACAACGTAGCGATCTCAACATGCCCACACCTCTTCTCCCCGTTCTGCCAAAGCCAGCCTCTCGGCCCCCTGCGCGGGTTCTGCATCCCCAGTTCCGGGCCCGCCGCCCCCAACGATCAGCCCCTGCCCCTTGCTGCAATGCCGGCCTGATTGCCATCTGCCTATCTGGCATGGCCCTGGTCACGGCGCTGGTGGCTTTCTCGATCGTGCGGGACATTGCGGCGCTTAATGGGCCTGCACAGCCCCTGGCCGCGCCGCTGCGCCCGTGAGCTGCGGCCCCCATGGCAAGGCCCGGTTTTGGCATTGCCAACCAGGGCCATGCCTACCATGAGGGCGATCCAGAGTCGCCATCCATGAACCGTAACGAATGCGCCTACGCCGCCCAGCACTTCCTGGCCTTCCTGAGGCAGGTTGGCCCGATCGAGGCGGCATGGGCCATGAACACGGTTCTCGAAACGCTGATGGAGCTGCCTCCAGGCAATGACCACGTGGCCGCGGCAGAGACGGCCCTTAAAGAGTCGCTGACGGAGTTTGATGAGCTGGCCCAGGTTGCCAGCAGCGAGCCAGCAGACGGTGGTGGAGAAGCGCTGCTGGCTGAAGGACTCACACCAGAGCCCACCGCCAAGAAATTCGGCAAGGCCAGCTGATTGTGAGGCCTAGCTTGACGCCAGCTGCCCGCCAGCTATGACACAGCCGCAAATCCTCACGCTCAGCGCGGTCTATGAAGGCACGACGTGGGAAGGAATTAACTCGGTAACGCTGGAGCAGCCGGTCGGGACCCCGCTGAACCTGACCAATGCGCAGCTGCGCATGGTTTACCGGCGAGTCGGTGAGAACCTGGAGAGGTTAAATCTTGTTGTTGGCGCTGAGATTCAGCTCACCAATGCAACCGGTGGCGTCTTTCGAGTTCTCCCGCAAATCCTGCCACTGACGGCAGGAAGCTACTACTGGGAGATCATCCTCACGCAAGCCAACGGAACGATCATCCCGCTTTTCGCAGGAACACAGGAAATCACCAGGCTTGGGAGGGCGTCGTAACAGTGGATATTTCGGCAGTTGTTGTACTGGACGAAACAACCCTCCAGGCCACGGTGAACCCGCCGCCTGGGCAAGGCGGTGAGGGCGGCGACGGATCTGGGACCGTGACCAGCGTGGGCCTAGTTGTCCCGACGGGATTCTCAGTGAGCGGCTCGCCAGTGACGGTGAGCGGCAACATCACCCTGTCGTTTGCCGCTGGATACAGCCTGCCCTCCAACACCAGCCAGGCCAACTGGGACACGGCCTACAGCGAGCGGCTGCGGTGGGACGGCGGCAGCACGGGGCTGAATGCCGCCACGGGGCGGACATCGCTCGGGCTTGGCTCAGCCTCGCAGCGCGATGCAGGCACAGCCGCTGGGAACGTCCCGGTGCTGGATGGAGCAGGCCTGGTGCCCTCGGCACTGTTGCCAGGGTTTGTTGATGATGTTCTTGAGTTTGCGAACATCGCCGCGTTTCCTGTAACGGGCGATGCCGGGAAGCTCTACATCAGCCTGGCGACCAACCGCCAGTATCGGTGGTCTGGGTCGGTCTATACCGAGATCAACCCGTCGCCGGGCTCTACCGATGCGATCCCAGAGGGATCGGTCAATCTATATTTCACAACCGCACGCGGCCA